GTTAAAAAAACAGAAGACCCCAAACAAGCGTTCACGACTACTCAGGCGGATGACGGAACACAAACCGTCGCCGCCGGTGGTTATTTTGGACAGTACCTTGATATGGAAGGAACTGCCAAGAGTGAAGCAGACTTAATTCGCAGATATAGAGAAATTTCATTACACCCAGAATGTGATATGGCCGTAGAGGACATAGTAAATGAAGCTGTTGTAGCGAATGAACTAAAACAACCTGTAAGAGTAAATACAGAAAATTTATCTTATGGAAAAGACATTAGAGCAAAAATAGAAACTGAATTTAGTAATATTTTAAAACTGATGAACTTTAACACAAAAGGACATGACATCTTTAGAAGATGGTATGTTGATGGTCGTATATACTATCAAAAAATTATTGATAGAGAATCACCTGTAACAGGAATAACAGAACTTAAATATATCGACCCTAGAAAGATTAAAAAGATTAGAGAAGTAAGAAAGAAAAGACAAGAGGGCTCAGCAAACTTAGATATAGTAGATGAGTATGTAGAGTATTACTTATTTAACGAAAAGGGCGTATCAGGAACAACATCTGGCGGTGGAGTTAAAATCGCACCTGATACAATTTCATTTTGCCCTAGTGGTCTAGTAGACCAACAAAAAAATATTGTTATGTCTTATTTACATAAGGCAATCAAACCTGTCAATCAGCTCAGAATGATAGAGGACGCTGTTGTAATATACAGAATTGCAAGGGCGCCAGAAAGAAGAATATTTAAAATAGATGTAGGTAACCTACCTAAAGTTAAAGCAGAACAATATCTAAGAGATGTTATGGCAAGATATCGTAACAAATTAGTATATGACGCTTCAACTGGTGAAATTAGAGATGATAGAAATTATATGTCTATGCTCGAAGATTTTTGGTTGCCGTCAAGAGAAGGTGGTAGAGGAACTGATATCACAACATTACCTGGTGGTCAAAACTTAGGTGAAATTGCTGATATCGAATATTTTCAAAAGAAACTGTATCGTTCATTGAATGTTCCTGTAAGTAGATTAGAATCTTCACAAGGATTTAACTTAGGTCGTTCTAGTGAAATAACTAGAGATGAATTAAAATTTACTAAGTTTGTACAAAGATTAAGAAAGAAATTTACAGAACTATTTAATGACTTGTTAAAGACACAGTTAATATTGAAAAAAGTTATTTCAGAAGAAGACTGGAATAACATTTCTCAAAATTTACAATATGATTTCTTACAAGACGGACATTTTGCTGAATTAAAACAAAGTGAAATGATGAGAGATAGAATCGCATTAGTAAATGAAATGAGAGATATGGTAGGTAAATACTTTTCAGTAGAATATATGAGAAAGAATGTGCTTAAACAATCTGAATCAGAAATTCAAGAAATGGATAAACAAATCAAACAAGAAATTGATGATGGTATTATTTCATCACCATTCGGTCAAGCCGATATTGATGATGATACCCCAATATAATAGGAGATAATTATGACAGAAGAAATAAAAACTTTTATTGATAATCTTGCAAGTGGCGATAATGCACAAGCAGGCGAAGCTTTTAAAGACGCTTTAAGAGCAAAAGTAGCTAATGGATTAGACACTAAAAGAAAAGAAATGGCAAGTCAAATGTTTAATACTGCTCAATCTATACCGGCTGAGGCAGCTGCATTTAGTGACCCTAAACCAGAGGTTGCTGAACCAGGAACTTTTGAACAAGATGGTTCAGTATCATCCGTAAAAGATGGTCAAGCAGAAATAGATTTAACTACTGATGAAAACAAGTAATATATTTGAAGACTTTAATGTAAGTGATTCATCAGCTTATATGTCATTGGCACCTAAAATGAAAAAGGCAGTCAATGAGTTTTATAAGATGTTAGACTATGAAAAGGATAGTGAAGGTTATGATGAAGGAATTGACTTTTGCGATAATATAGAGGATTGTGTTAAGAAAGTTATTTTAAAACATGATATAAAAAAAGAACAATTGTTAGATTACATTGAATTAGAAGTAAGAGAACAATTAAAACTAGAGGTGTAAAGAAACTATGGCAGTAACAACTAAAATATTAGCAGATACTAAGACACACGCCAAAGTATTACTCACCTGGAACGCCGACGCCGCTACAACAGCTGCAGCCGTAGACGCTTCAGGATTGAGTGGACATACGAACGGCGCTAAACTTCACATTACAAACATTGTATATGGTGTAGGTTTAGGAGAATGTAAATTAGAATTTAAAGGTGCTTCAAGTGATATTGAGGCAATAAACTTATGTGGTTCAGGTCACTATTATGGTGCTGTAATTAAAAATACAGCAACTAATACAGGTGCAACTGGTGGAGACATTGAGGCAATTACAACTAATGCTTCATCTGGTTTTGCATTATTGACATTACAAAAACAAGATATGGGTGAAAACAGTTAAGGAGTTAAATTATGACAGATATAGTATCAGTACAAACAATTGCTGATGTGGCAGGTGTTAAACATGTTAGTAAAATGACTAACATATCAGACGGCACTGGTGAATCATTAGTTACTAAAATTGACGCTTCAGCAACAAATGGAATGTCTGAAGACGCTACAAAAGTATTAGCAAGAATATGGTATTCAATTAATACTACAAACAACAACGCTGTTGTTGAGTTATTGTGGGGAGGAACTACCAATTCTACAATGGTTTTACTTAATGGTCAAGGTCATTGGGATTTAAGAACTTTTGGAGATGGTATATCAAACAATGCAGGAACAGCTACTGGTGATGTGCTATTAAGTACTAGAAACTTTGTTTCTGGTGACAATTATACGATTTTAGCAGAATTTAGATAAATTTATAACATTATAGTTATAAGTTTGTATAAATAGTATATAACGAAAAAGAGAAAGAGAGAGTACACTTATGAAATTAATTTCAGAAGAAGTATCAACTGCCGAGTATCTTGTCGAAGAAGACAAGAATGGCAAGAAAGAATACAAGATTAAAGGTGTTTTTTTACAGTCTAACATCAAGAACCGTAATGGGCGTGTATACCCCAAAGAAATCTTGATGAAAGAAGTAACAAGATACAACAAAGAATTTATCAATAAAAATCGTGCATTTGGCGAGTTAGGACATCCTGACGGACCTACTGTCAATCTAGAAAGGGTTTCTCATATGATTAAGAAACTTTATCCAGATGGTGATAACTTTATTGGTGAAGCTAAAATCATGGACACGCCCTATGGTAAGATTGTAAAAGGTCTTATTGATGAGGGTGCTCAATTAGGAGTATCATCAAGGGGAATGGGTTCCATCATGCAAAGAAACGGCGCTAACTATGTGAAAGATGATTTCATGCTAGCTACTGCCGCTGACATTGTAGCAGACCCTTCGGCACCGGCCGCTTTCGTAGAAGGCATTATGGAAGGTAAAGAATGGGTATGGGACAACGGTCTCTTGGTCGAGAAAGACATTGAGGCGTGGAAGATGGAAATGATTAAAACGAAACAAAAAAATATAGACAAAAAAAATCTAGAAATTTTTGAATCGTTTATTAGAAAACTGTAATATTATAAATATTCCCTGAACTCGTAAAGAGATTTTAGGGGTTTTATAGTACTATAAAATAAATAGAGGAGATTTTCAATGGCAGAATCAGAAAAAATAACTGACGCTATCGTAGAAGCTTCAGCAAATCCAAACGCTGACGCTCCTAAAAAGAATGCTGTTGCAGCTGAACCTACCCATCTATCAAACGACGGCGAAGATTTAGGCGCACCTGTTGTTAAACCAACAGACAGTAATCCAGACGGTACGAAAAAAGTTAAACAGGTTTCTGACACCGTATCTAAAAGTGCTCAAGTAGCTGGGGAACCATCACACTTGAAAGCTTCATACGAAGAAACCGATTCTAAAGATGAAACAATCGAAGAAAAGAAAGTCGAAGATGTTAAGAAAGACATTGATGAAGATGAAAAGGAAGCTAAGGCTAAAAAAGATTCTGAAATTGATGTTAAAGAAGACATTGAGGCACTTGTTGGAGATTCAGATTTATCTGAAGAATTTAAACAAAAGGCTGCTACTATATTTGAAGCTGCAATTAACTCAAAAGTTAAAGCAGAAAAAAATAGATTACAGTCTGAATATGATACTAAATTTGAAGAAGAAATCTCAAAATCAAAATCTGAACTAACTGAAAAGGTTGATTCATACTTAAACTATGTGGTTGAAGAATGGATGAAAGAAAATAAGTTAGCACTAGAAAGAGGAATCAAGGGCGAAATCGCTGAGGACTTCATCGGTGGACTCAAAAAATTATTTGAAGACCACTACATTGATGTTCCAGATGAGAAATATGATGTTCTTGAAGACCAAGCTGGTAAGATTGAAGACTTAGAGAAAAAACTTAACGAAGAAATCGACAAAAATGTTGAAATGAATAAAGTTAATGGTTCTTTTAAAAGACAAGAAATCATTGATGAACATTCATCTGATTTAGCTGATACAGCTAAAGAAAAATTCGACAGTCTTGTTGAAGGCGTTGAGTATTCTTCTGAAGAAGATTTTGCAACTAAAGTAAAGACTATTAAAGAGTCCTACTTTGAGCAAAAAGCTGAGAAGTCTGTGGATAACACAGATATAGATGATGTTGCGGTGGGCGGGGAGACTTCTAACGAAGACTTGTCGAATGCTATGGCTGCATACACCAACGCAATTAGTAAAACAAAAGATATTAAAATATCTAGCTAATAACAAAAAGGAGAGAAGAAGATATGTACTTATCGGAAACTTATGAAAAAAAATGGCAGCCAGTTTTAGACCATCCAGAACTTCCAGAAGTAAAGGATAGTTACAAGCGTGCCGTTACATCGGTCATCTTAGAGAACCAAGAGCGTTCTTTAAAAGAAGACCAAGCGTTTCTTGCTGAAACACCTACCAATAATACTGGTGCTGGTGTAAGTAATTGGGATCCTATCCTAATTTCTTTAGTAAGAAGAGCTATGCCAAATCTTATTGCTTATGATATCTGTGGCGTACAACCAATGACAGGACCAACTGGTCTTATCTTTGCAATGCGTTCAAGATATACATCAATGAGTGGCACAGAAGCTTTATTTGATGAAGCTGATACAGACTTTTCTGGTCGTAATGCGACTGGTTCTGCTGTTGATGGTTTCTCAACTTCAGCTCACTCTGGAACTAACCCTGCTGTCTTAAATGACGGTTCACCTGGTACACACACAACTGGTACTGGTATGAGTACAGCTGCGGCTGAATCTCTAGGTGAAGATTCAGGTAAT